GACTGTTAAATTAAATGATGGTTGAAAGAATGGAAGTATCTGTTCAATTATCTGTAATGCGTCTTCATTATATTGAGTCATTATACCAAGATTAAATCCAATATTATATGGAACTGGCATGAATACTTTCTTAGCAACTTTATTTCCTACGGTGCTCTGTGCTTTGAAAGTCTGCATTGTCGATACTTTTCTCTGAGGATCATACGTAATACTTGACATTTCAAAAGAAAGTCTTGGTAAAGTTATCGCAACTCTTTCTCTTAAATCTGGTTTCTGTTCTAATCTTGCAAGAAACTTTTCAACTGGACCATATGCAATCGGAACTCTAACACTACTGTGAACAGTGCCATCTGGTTTCTTATGTTTGATATCAATTGTATTAAAAAGAGTACCAAACGCAATGATAGTCTTTCTAATAATCTCGTGATAATAATAGGTTCCTAACATAATATTTTTTAACTATTTAGAAGGTTAACTCAATTAAATAACCATTCTTCTAGAAGAATGATTGTTTACAACTTGAACATCATCAAAATAAGAAGAATGATTATTTACAACTCGAACATCACCAAAATAATATGTTACATCTTCTCTAGGGACATATCCACGCACTTCAGTAGATAAACAGATACGAGGAACTGTGCTTGAAAACCCTGAGTGTCGAAGACCCTGACTGATATAAATGGTATCACCAGCTTTTAATGTTACAGGTTTTTCTCTCTCCACTGAGTATGATACCTCTCCCTCTAAACATATGATTAGTACATTACAAGGATCTGTATGTTCACCAATACCCTCAGATGCTCCTAAAGAACAAAATAATTGTAAATCTGTTAGATCATATTTGGAATAATTATTGATTACCTGTTTGAATTTAAAAGGAAAAGACTCGATATCAATAAAACCTGATTGTAATGTTCCGTTAAAGTAATTATATACTATTCCAGGTTCTTCCTGATGAGATTTTATAAGTTCAATTGCTTCTTCCCAATACATAATAAATTTTTTAACTATTTAGAATTCCCCAAAAGGATTACCCTCTGAGAAGTCTAAAATAGCATCTGCTTCGGTCTCAAACGGTGTATTTTCATTGAATGCATCAGTATCATCTTGAGTCGATACAGTCTTAACAATATACTTGGCATCTGATCCATTTTGTGTAGTTCCAATACCAACAACTGCTTCACCAACTACAAAGTTTCCACTAGGTCTAGTAACTTTAAGAACTCTATCATCAAAATCCCATTCCTGTACAAATGCAGTCGTACCAGACCCAACACCACGAATCATTTCCTTATATTGGTAATTACCAGTTGCAAATCCTGCAGCTGCTGGTGGATCTATTGTAATTGTTGGTGATACAGTATATCCTGCACCTGTATTAGTAAATCTGATTGCAGCAACCTGATTATTTGTATTAAGAACTGCCTCTGCAAGTGCATCAATGTGAGTTCCAACAGGATTTTTATTAGTTCCTAGATTAGAAATAGTAACTACTGGTCCAGTGCTATATCCAATACCTGGATTAGTTAAGGTTATTGATGTAACAACTCCTGCAGTGATACTTGCAGTCGCTGTTGCCTGTGTTCCTTCATCTTGTGTAGTATCATTTCCACCAAGGAAATTGCTACTTACTAATTGTTCTATAGATCTAGTACCACCGCCTGGGGGATCAAGTTGATAGGTAAAACCATAATCATAATCTCTTCCTCCATATATGACTTCACTTGCTGTTATTCTTCCTTGACCATCAACTGCTGTAATTTTTACATATGCATCAGTTCCTGTTCCCACAGTATACCCAGTCGCAGGTTTAATTAAACATACATCACCAACAGCAAATCCAAGTCCCTGATAGGTAGTACCTGATGGTGACCATGCTGTTACAACACCAACTCTTACAGGAGGTGCAGCAATCGTAACTGTCGGTGCAGTCTTATATCCAAGACCACCATTAGTAATGTTAAATCCTGTAAGAAAACCGACAGTGCTACTAGTTGAAGTTGCAGTTCCAACTAATGCAGTTGCTGTTGCACCAGGTGATGAAGTTCCTACAATAACATTTGGTATTTCTCCGTATTCATCTCCACCATCAGTTACTGTGATTGCACTTAATCCATCATTTGCTAGAATTGCAGTTGCAATTCCTCCAGATCCTAATACATTGACACTTCGTATGGTAACAGTTGGTGCTTCTGTATATCCAAATCCAGGATTTGTTATTAAGATTCTATCTATTGATTGTCCAGTTTGACCATCTCTACTTGTCATTATGGCAACAGCAGTTGCGTTAACACCTTGTACAAATCCAGTTGTTGATATTCCAATTTCTGGTGCTGCTGTATATCCAGTTCCGTCATTTACTAGATCTATAGATCCAACTGAGAATCCTGTTGTTAAACCTGAAACAGAAGTTGCTTTTTGAACAGTTGCAGTTGCAGTGCTTGCTGCTAGACCAACCATACCAAGTGTAACAATAAATCCAAATGAATCTGCAGCAGTATCAACCGCTTCAATGCTTGTATTAATATCCTGATCAAGTTCAGCATCCATTACCTCACATGTCAGAGTATAGACGTATAAATTGTTTAGTTGATAAAATGGTTTTCTTGCCTCAACATACTTAATTTCAAACATAGTATTATCAAGAGGAAGATACACTAAATCACCTTCTTGTGGTCTTGTAGACACTTCAACTTCAGATCCTAAGAATGGAGTTATAAAATCTTCGTATTTTTCTTTTGATACTACTAAATTAACTGCATCTGTTGTGGTTACACCAAACTTTGATAGAACATCTCCATTTCCCTCAAATCCTTGATAGTTTAGTAGATATGCTTCCATACGATAAGCATCATCAAATGTAGATGCAACTATCTCTTTAATTATTGATTTCTTATTGACAATCTTTCTGGGAAGATAAACTATATCTTGCCCATACATTCTTAATTGTTCGTTTATGAGATCTTGAACAAGTCTTTGTTCACTAGAGGATCCTTGTAAAAAATAAGGATTAAGTGCCATAACATTATCCTATCAAATCGAGTGGAGGTAATTCGTACTCTGTCTTGAGTTCGTATTCGATTTGCTCAATTTCTCTTACAGCGTCATCAAATATTTGTCTACCATTTAGTGAAACTCCACCAGGAAGCATAACTCCTTGGAACTTCATTAAGTTTTGACCCCACTGTTTTTTAATTGTAGCAACCAAATATCTTTTTAACCACCAATCATTATAAACATCAGATGCACTTGCTGGATCGACTAATCTATAGCAATCTATAATTAAGAAAGTATCATTAGAAACTTGTTCCCAATCAATATCCATATACAATCTATGCTTTCTTTTGTTAAACCTAAGTTGAACATCTGGTGTTATTAATCTACTTAGATCCTCAAGATAAGTTTTAACCATTGCATAGTTCATCAAGTCAAGTGCACCATAATAATATAAGTCATTTAAGAATATTTGATACTTGATATTAAACAAACCACTAGATATGGTGCTTTGATCCATTTTAAATACTTTTTCTACACCAAGAACATGATCAGGTAACTGTAAAAAATTATTTCTCTCTTTAAACTGGGGATTACTTACACCAACACTTGAAGATGCTGAAGTTGTAGTATTTGATGTTTTAAGTGTATTTAAATTTGCTTCTGTTAACTCATGTTTTAAAAATACTCTCTCTATTCCATCAAAATGCCTTTCCTGAAAATATTGAAGGGCATCGTCTACCAGATCATCTATCTGATCATCATCTACGTTTATTTCTAAAACTGGGAATCCTAATTTTCTTAATGAATAATCAATTAGTTGTTGTCTGGTACTCGGTTTAGACATTTTTAATCTTGCACCCCTTCTGGATATTTAGTTTCATAATCTTTTTGCATTTCTATGTTTATATCAATAAGTCTCTGCCTTTCTAATGCAAATTCTTGAGTCATAGTTTGAATTTTTGCTTCCAATAATATGTTTTGATTTACTAATGCTGATAATCTTTGATTGTATAATTTCACTAATACATTAACGTCAACATCACTTTTTTGATCATCCATAGGCTAAAAAGTTCCTCCATCAAGAGTATTGGTCCATTTTGGAATGCCAGCAGCATTCGTTGTAAGTACAAAGTTAGAAGTAGTTATACCAGCAGTTGTACCTGCAGATACGACTGATTTACCAGTTGTATCAAAATACATGATACCATTACCACCTGAAGCATAATCACTGCTCTGGAAGTAAAGTCCTTTAACATCAAGGAATCCTCTAACTCCAGTTGCATTATTACCAGCAACTGATGCTTCGGGTATATATGTCCATGATCTATCAGGAGCATTACTTAAGGTATTTGAACTACCCTCATCTATGTAACCAAAGAAACCTTTCTTATTATTTCCAGCTCCTGTACCTGTATTGTAAGAGAATGCAATACCACGATCAGTGTTAGTATCAAATGCATGGGTAACTGTTATCTGAGCACCAGTACTGATACCAGCAGTTGATACACCAGTATATGTTATAACATTTGTGCTGGTATTATATGCAGTAACAGTAGTTAAACCAGAGTTTGGAAGTCCAGCAGCAGCAATGAGATCACCAGTATTAATACCAACAACACTATCAACTGTAACTGTAGAAACACCAACAGCGACATTATGAGTTAGTACTGTTAATTTGCTGGTAACATCACCAATATGCATTACTGGATCATTTAAAGTTGCATTGGTTGAGTTAACTGTGGTTGTGGTTCCGTCAACCTGCAAACTACCTTTTACAACTAAAAGACCTTCACTACTTAATCCATCAGGGAACGGATCAATAAACATAGTATTTCCACTTGTAGATGCAATAGTATCAGTTTTTATTTGAATGTTATCAATAGTTGTACCACCAGTGATACCAATACCACAATTAAACTGCCATGATGCACCAGAAACTACAACCTTGTCAGTTCCATTTT